TTTTATAAACAAGGTAATATATGTAATGAAAATGGCGTACAAATAGGTATAACAGGTGGTCAATATTGGATATATAAACAACAATATCAATGTTTAGAATTATGGAATATCGTAAGAAAAATTTTTTTTACGTCAGCATCACTACCAATTAATAATGAGAATAATACAACAAATGTACCAAATACAACAATACCTAATCCAATTACAACCACATCACCAATTGTTTTTGATTTTGTACCGCAGTTTAATTTTGTAAATGCAAATAGAACATTAGCATTTTATCAAACTCCAAATGTTAGATTAGTTGATATAATAAGAAATGACCCAATATATAGAATACAGATTTCTTTATTTTGGCAAGACAATTTCGGTATAATTTATCCAGTATATATAGGATTAAATGAACAAATAAATATAAAAATTGCATTTTTAAAGAAATCATTATATAAACATTATTTCCCCAAACTAATAAAGTAAAATAAAAATATATTATATTAATATATAATCGAACAAATGCAAAATGCTAAATTAAATACTATACTCGTAAGAGATCCTAGGGTCATTGTTGATAATCAACGTGAATTCGCAGTATTAGAATCAGGTATAAGATTTCGAGCAAAACCATGGACAACTACTTCTATTTCTTCTGCTAATATTCCTTTCTCTACTCCTGCGCCATCTGGTGATATATATGTAGATCGTAAAATATCTTTAACTTTACCAGTTCGTCTTATGCTTACAGGTTTAGTACAACCAGGTTATGCTTTAATTAATCCTAATTTTGATGCTCCACGTGCTTATCCTATACATTCTATGCTAGATACTATAACAATTACAATTAATAATGCTTCAGTTACTCAAAATATAGGTGAAATTATTCACCCTCTTTTACGTTTTAATAATAGTAGTATAGAATCAGAACAAGATTATAGTTCAACTGCTACAGCTTTAGATTTAACACAAAATTATAACTCTTTAGTTGGTAGTATTGCTAATCCTTTAAGTATGGCTGGTGATGCGGATCAACGAGCACAAGTTGGTAGAGGTGGTTTTAGTAATTATCTAATTGTATTAAATCCGGTTAATACTGGTAGTTCGGCAGCTTTAATGACAGCTGTTATTGATATGGTCTTTACTGAACAAATTATGATGAGTCCATTATTCTTCGGTAACGGTGATGCTAGCTCTTTCTATAATGTTACAACTATGGATTGGCAATTTAATTTTTTAAATCAGGCAGCAAATCGAGTATGGTCACATGCTGACAATCCTTATGTTGCATTAACACCACCTTTATATACTCCTCCTTCTCCTCAAATTATATCAGCGTCATTAGCATTTAATAATTTTGTTAACTTTGCACCATTAGCCGGTAATTTCTCATTCTCACTTTCTCAACCATATTTAAATATTAATTATATTACACCTAATCCAAGATTATCAAGAGGAGCTAATTTCCCCACTATATATCCATACTTTAAAGTAGACAAGTACTCAACCGATTTACAATCAGGTTTAGCGTATGGAGCCCCTGCTCAAACAGTACAAACAAACAATATTCAATTATCGTATGTACCTCGAAGATGTTATTTATATTTAAGAGCTTCTAACTCAACTTATTATTCTAATCCTAATATTACAGATACTTACTATTCTATTAATAATGTTTCAATTCAATTTGAGAATTATTCTGGTCTATTAGCTGAAAGTTCACAAGTTCAATTATGGCAAATGTCAAGAAAGAATCATTGTAATATCGATTGGTCAAATTGGTCTGGTCAAGGTTTTTATCCAGTAGGTGGTTCTAGTTATGGTACAAAATATGGAGGTATTGGTTCTATTTTATGTTTTGAATTTGGCACAGATATTCAATTAGACCCACAATGGGCGCCTGGTACAATTGGTCAATTTAATTTACAAGTTACTGTAAATTATTCTAATATTGATTCTACCCATTATTCAGATTATTTCCCAGTTTCAATTTATCTTATTGTAGTTGGTGATGGTGTATTTAATATTCCTGCTCTTGGTGTGGCTAGTACCGAAAATGCAGTTTTAGATCAACATTTAGTACTTGCAACATTAAAAGAAAGTGAATTCCACAATTATAATGATATTCAACAAGTGAATGGGGGTGACTTTTTAAGTTCATTATCTAAAGCAACTTCAAGATTATTAAAATTACCAAGCGGACAACGAGTTAAAAAAGTATTAAAGGGAACTAAAGCCATATCAAATATTGCAAGAACTTTTCAAGATTTATCACTTCCAATTGTATCACCTGCAGCAAAAACAGTTCATGACGTAGCCGATTTTTATGGATATGGTGAAGGCGAAGGCGAAGGCGAAGCATATGGAGGTCGAAGGATTTCAAAAAAAAGTTTAAAAAGTAGAGCACGAAAAGTACATTTCTAAAATAATAATTAAAGATTTTTATATAATTTAATTAATTTATGATCTTGTGGATTTTCAGTTAATGTTCTCTTTACTAATTCATATTTCAATGGTTTTAAATAAAACTGTTTTGGAGGTGGATTAAATTTTATGTGATTAAAATAATTAATTGTATAATAATTAATTAAATTTTTTAATTCTGATGCTAATTCTTTTATTAATTTTAATTTATCTTTTTTCTTATTAGTTATTATGATCTTATCTATTTTTTGTTCTAAATCTAATATAATACTATCATTTAATTCAATCATATTTGATACTGCTATTTTTAATTCATCAATTGATTTATTTATTGTAGTTTTTGGAAGACTTTTTGATACAATAAAAACTCTAATAATAGCTTCTAATTGTGATCTAAGTTGATATAAATATGAAATATCAGATGATACAAATGGTATTATTTTTTGTAAAAATTTTCCATATTGTTTTTCTCCAACTAAATATAAAATACGAGATAATGCAAATATTCTTTTTACTGCTTTAAATGGTGAATAATAAAAGTTACTTAAATATAATTTTTCAATTTCATTTTTTAGTCCTTCAACTACATGCGGTATTGTTTCAAGTGGAATATTAATTGGTATATCTTGCCCATTTTTAGTATATCCTAAAAAAATATAATTTGTTATTTCCATAAATCGTCCATTTAAATAAATAATTTCATCTATTTTAACATGTGCTTTTGCATGTAATGCTTGATTTAGAGATATTTTGACATTACCTGGTAATATTTTATATCTTTGTAATACTTCTTTTGCCGACCATCTTAAAATCTTATGTTCTCTAAAAATATTATAAATTACATCATATGCATCAGAATTATGAGGATTTTTTTTAACTTCATTTACACAAGTTTTTATTAATTTTAATTCATTCTTACTTAATAATCCATCTCTAAACATTTGTGTAGAAATTTGTAATAAATCTTTGTTTACATAAAAATATCCTTTTTCAAGATTACCAATATGAATATCGTATCTTAAATCAAGACCTATTTTATATTCAGAAAACCAATGTTGTCTTTTTTTAATAATATTTACTGTAAAATTTAATAATGCTCCTTCAAATTCTTTTATTGCATATTCCTTTTCACCTTTTGGATAATATATTTCATATAAATCAATATCAGCAGCATACTTTTGTATTATATAACTAAAACTTCCATAAATTTTAGGAAATAATTTTTTATCTGATTTATTAAAACTAATAAATTTTATTTCACTAGATATACTTTTAGGTATTGAGTCCTCAGGTCTAATTCTTAAAAAGTTAAATAAATTATCTTTTGGTTTTATCGATAAGTATGTCATATATAATAATAATATAGAAATATTAATCAATCTCAGATATTTTTTTTTTTATTTCTTGTAATGCTAAATATTCCTTAAATTTACTACTTGATATTACTTTTGGTTTATATACTTCACCTTCTATTATTGATTTAATTAAGTCTGATCTCTTTTGTAATCTTTTATGTGCTCTTGTTACCCAATGTTTATTTTTATTAGATCTTGTATAATACACATCGCATAATTCGCATAATATTAAATCATTTGGATGACATTTACTATTAATCATATACAATATACTAGTGGTTCAGAAAATTTTATTTATAGGAAAAAATAATTAATTAATATATATACTATTATTATATTATTTAATGTTTAGTTTTGATAAAGGAAAAGAAATAGCTAAAATAATTGGTGGAGAAAATGATGGTGAGATTTTGCATTTAATGGAACCAAATAAAAATACAAATGTTAGAAAAAAAATAGATAGAATATTATTAGATAAAAATGAACACTTTGAAATAATCCCGGATAGTAATATGAGTCAAGTAATATACTGTGCTGGTGCTAGAGCGTCTGGTAAGACAACTTTTTGTTTACAATATATCAAAAATTATTTAAAAATGAATAAGGGTAAGGACTTTTATTTATTTAGTAGGACAAACTTTGAAGATGACCCGGCATATAAAAAATTAAAATTAATACCAATGCAAATTGAATTAGATGAAGATTTGGTAGATAATCCAATTGACATTACAAAACATATTAAAAATGGTTGTATAATATTTTTTGATGATTGTCATACTGTTCATAATGATAAGATAAGAAAGGAAATTGATAAGTTAATGAAAGATATTATTGAAGTTGGAAGAAAACTTAAGATAACAATTGTTATAAGTAATCATTTAATTATTCCAGATGAACGAAAAATAGCGAGATGCATATTAAATGAATTAACATTATTATGCGTATTTCCTCGCAGTGGATCATCACAACAAATTGGATATTGTTTAACAAAATATTTTGATTATACAAAATATCAAGTTGAAGAATTTACAAAAAAAAATATGGATACTAGATGGGTATGTTTTTATAAAGATTATCCTAAAATAGTAGTTAGTGAAAATCAAGCAATTATTCCAAAATAAAATCAATGTATTTAATATATGGAGTCATTAACTAATATTATTAAAAAAAATAAAAATATTTCTTTAAGTGATAGTGATTTAAAAAGATTAGTACATGGTAGAGCAAAGGTAGTAATATATGATAAATTATATCAATATCATAACCTTGATGAATTATTAGAACCTTATGGGGCAGTATTTCTTTTATATTTATTTAAGCCTAGATATGGACATTGGACTGCAATTATAAAGAGAAATAATAAAACAGTTGAATTTTTTGATAGTTATGGGCAAATCCCTGATGATGTATTGAATCATATACCTTTAGAATTTAGAAAAAAGACAAATCAAGATTACCCATATTTATCAAGATTATTATGGGAATCACCATATAATATCGAATACAATGAACATCATTTTCAAAAACATGATAAAAATATAAAAACATGTGGAAGATTTGCAGCATTAAGAGTAATTTTTAGACATTTAACATTAAATAAGTTTTGTGAAATATTTGATCGAGCCGGTAAATATTCTGATGATTTAGCAACTTATTTTACTATGTAGTTATCTTATATATTCTTTAACATATTTTGCTTTTGGTTTTCCATTTGAATAAAAATATTTTTCAATTAAATATCTTAAAGCCCAATGAATATGAGATATCGAAGCATTAGGTAATATTTCTAGTATTTCATTATCAAAATTTGCACGTTCTTGTCTAGTATTAATTGGAATATGATTATCTCGTGCGACCCTCATAATTTGACTTATTTGTTGAGTTTCATATTGTCTTATTTGAGCCTTTGACAATTCATAGACTCCAACTTTTGGTAATCTATGCATTCCAGGAATTACTCTTCTATATATCAGTAGGAATTATGGCTCTTTTAAAACTTTTTTGTTCTTTTTTACTAATAGTTGGTAATCTATGCATTCCAGTAATTGCTCTTCTATGTGACATATCAGTAGGAATTATGGCTCTTTTAAAACTTATTTTTTTTGCTTTAGAATATTTTCTTTTAATAGGTGCTTTTTTTATACGAGTTTTTCTAATACCATGAGATTCTTTATATAATTGTTTATGTAATTTTTCACCAGCTAATGCGAGTCGTTCCTTTTCATAACAATCATTTGTTAAATAAGGATATTTTCTTTTTAATGCATTAACTTGTTTATTAATTAATGGACTATGTTTATAAAGTTCAAATAATTCATAATTATATTCTCGTTCAGATTTGTTTTTTTTTGTTCTCTTTAATCTTGCTAATAATCTATTATATTCCTTAGATTCTTCAGATTGAGCACCTCCTATATTACGATACATATATATTTATTTAATATAATAATTTGATTATAATTCAATTTTACGAATTATATATTTTTTACTTTTTCGAGTACCATTAATTAATCCATTTATTTCAGATAAGCACTCATTTATATCAGATGCCATCTCTCTAAAATTTTTATATTTTTTATATGATCCTACTTCTAAGTTTATTACTTCATATTTATATGGTTTTTCTGGTTTTTGTGGTTTTTCTGGTTTGGGTAATTGTCTTAATGATATTTCATATTTATTATTAAATTTACTTTTATGGTCATAATTACCCTTTAATATCTGTCCTAATGCTGATCTACTATATTCACATTTTGTTGATAATTCACTAAGTTTTGGAGATTCAAATATTTCTCCTGTTTCTATATTTTTTAAAACGTACATAATATTCGCGGTTCTCATTGTATATAATATTTGGAATATATAATATTTATTATTAAATTTGCGTATAATATATATAATAAATATTATCTTATATATATTATATAGAATAAAATTAAATATAATATCTGATCGAAAATGTTTGGATATAATTTTGATAATTATGATGCAATAGGAATAGTAAGAATATTATTAGATGACTATTTTTTAAAAATAGATAGAGACTTACAAACAAGTTTAAAAATAATAAAAAATAAATTTTTATTTCGTAAAAATCTAGAAGATATAATATATACTGGTATAATTAGTGATGTAATACGAAATTTAAATTCACGAAATAACTATGATTCATCGCCACCGCGATATAATCGTCGTAGATTTAATAATATTGATAATAATACTAAATCAATATATAATTTTACTGGTCACGAGTATGATATAATTATGAATAATGTACGATATATATATCAATTATTTAAGGAATATTATACAGAAGAAGAATATCATAATGATTTAAAAAGGAAATGTAAATATGATGAAGAACAAAGAATTAAAGAGATAGAAGAAGAAAAAATAAAAAAGGAAAGAGAAAAAGAAGAAAAAAGAATAAAGGAAAAAAATGATGCTCTAGAAAAACAAAGAAAAGAAGATGAACAACGAGAATTATTAAGAATTGAAAGAGATAAACAAAATAAAATAATATTAGATAGACAACGTAAAGAACTAGAAAGAATTAATGAAGAGTTAGACAGAGAAAAAGATAAGGTAATCTGTAATATTTGTGGTAATATGAATAATTTAATATTTCCCAATAAATGTGGTTGCACCATGACATATTGCATAGATTGTTGTAGAAAATTAAATTGTATATGTTGTGTTTGTAAAAATTTAATATAAAAATGAATTTTATTTCTTAATATATATTGTAGTATCTTCCAAATACTACAAATTATATATAGTATATGGTTTTTTTGGGCATATTTTTACATATACTATGTTCTAATTTTTTATTTTATTAAATATATTTGATCCCAGTACTCCGCTCGACTAATAGCAGTATACAACATAGTATTATCAAATAGTTGTCGTGTATCTATAAATATCTTTTTATTTTTAATTGTTTCTCCTTGTATAGCATGGCAAGTAAAGGCGTGACGTTCAATACAATTTTTAGGTTTATTCTCACTATTTTTTTGAATAATAATATCACCAGTACAATAATCACCACTCTTTTTGGTAATATAATATTTTTTATCACACCATAACTTTTTTAATTTATTTGTCCATTCAATTGTAAAGTTTTTATTATCACAATTACAATTTTCATTTTTATGTTTTGTACAGTTCCTACGACTACATAATATATAATCTTCAATATTGTAATCATTTTGTACTTGATTAGAATCTATAATTTTGAAACATTTATTTTTTAATAAACATTTTGCAACATGATGTGATGATTCCCCCTGTTCAATACATTGTCGCATAATGGTTAATAATGTTAATAATTTTTCATCTTTACATCTTCTATTTACGTTATAATTTTCAACTGTATCAAAATCATCTATTTTAAATGGTTCTCCTTCTACACATGGTAACTGATACATTGTACCATCTTCATTTATATCACCACAAAATATTATTTTAGAATATTTATATGTCTTCTTAATATGTTTTTTTTGTTCATTTGTATATTGCGTAACTTCATCGCAAATTATGACAGATGGACTATATTTATCATAGTATGGTAAACATCCATTTTTACCAGAACTACCACAAAGTTTTGATAAAGTTATTGGAATAATATTTTCAAAATCCTTTTTTTTTGCTCTTAATAGTTTATGACTTGGTGCTACATATACAGGATTAAAATAACCTTTATCAATTAATGCACTATATGTTTTACCTCCGCCCCCGCAACCGAGTTTTAAAATATATTGTGACATGTAACTTTCAGGTAAGTTATAACATTGATTATATGTGATACCAGGTTGACAACCAGATAAGAAGCATTCCCATTGTATATTTTCTTTAATTATTCCATTATCTTTTTGTCTAAAATTATTATGTATCTTTGGTGAAAATGTAAATAAAATATTATTTGGACTAATTTTAAAAAGTTTATTTATTAATTCTTTTTTATTTAATTTATTTTCATTATTATTTAATTTAAGTTGTTTTAATACCTGATTTTTAGTTGGTTTACATCTATAAAAAAATCCATCTGTATTAACACGGATAATATATTCATAATCAAATTCAAATAATTGTTCAAATAATTGTATTCTTGAATAAGAAGTAATAAATGCTAGTACATGGTGATATGTATTAGTATGTGTTTTTTTTGTCATTACTCGACCTTCTAATTTACCTAATTGTTGAAATTTATCTATAGTGTAATGATTATACATAATTTTTAAAATTTCAGGGTCATTACGACAATATACAAATTCGTTAGTTGATGCATGGCCAAGGCATCCACTCCATTTTGCATAATATCTAGGTCCCATTTTTTTTTCTTTATTTCCACTAGGCAATACAACTCTATTATTTATCATTTCTTCAGTAAATTCAAATTCAAATTTACAATCTTTTGGTGAATAACAACCAAATATTAATGTTAGTTTTACTCCACAATCTATTAGGAATAATATTTCTACACATGGTAATGTTATATATGTGTTTTCTTTATAAACGTTTAATTTCTTAAAATGATTCATTATATTAGGTGATATTGTCCATTCTTCATATGGTTCTATAGAAATCGTATATATACCAATATTACTATTTAAAAATTGTTTATAATCTTTTCTTTGTATTGTTAATAATTGTCTAAATATATCTGATGGTTTTGGCATAAATCCCTTATAGTATTTACATGATTTAAATTGTGTATAACTTTTTTCATGATCTAAATCATTTAGTTCTGTTCCTCTATATGAATCAATATCATTAATATAATCTCTACATCCAGTTATATGGCAACCATCCTTTAAATAATCAACTAATTCGGGATTTTTTATACTATCAATTGCACATATTTTTTTAATATTAATTTTTTTTGTAAATTCACTAGCTATTCTTTTATAATCATCGTCAATTGTATATATTTCATCTTTTGTTATTATTTCTGAAATATTAGTACTATTCCTTTTATAAATAAAATGTTCATTATCATTAATCAGTTCAATATATTTATTTTGCATTTCATCAAATGAATTAACTAATATATTATCTAATTCATTAATATCTTTATATTCATCTACATGATTAAATTTAGTATTTATAAGTTTAAAAGTATGTTTTGTATTTTTACCCTCATACTCTTTGGTACAATTTCTAAATATGTCATAAATATGTATAGAACAATTTAAATCATCACATATACATTGTAACATTGTTTCTGGGATACCGTTTTTATCACCATCATATATTTTGGAAAGTTCCTTTAATTTATTACCATATCTTATATATGTTTTGGCTGAATTTTTATTTCCCTTTTCTACAAATTCCTGTCGTTTTGAATTATAATATCGTATCATAGGTTCTAATACACAATTTGTTGTACCTTGTGTAAAATTTTGATGTATTCTATCTTCTGGATCATATCCATAATCATAACCATTTATAACATTGCCTTTATAAATTTCTTGATTTCTAGTTATAAATAAATATGGTTGATAATGTTTTTTTTTATAATAATTAAATAATGTTATTCCAGAGTCATACATATAATTATATGCAAAATGATTATCAAAATATTTTCTATTTGTAACTTGTGAAACATGATCATAAATATATTCTATTATTAAATATCCAAAATCTTCAGCAATATTTTGTAATTCATATTCTACAGCTACGCTTATTCTTACTGGGTATTGATCTCTAATACCTAAATTATTTAATAATATGCTTGGATATCTTGGGTTATTAATTTGATCATATGGTATTTCAAATACAAGTGAACCATTATTAATATATGCTTGCTTTAATCTTTCAAATGAATATTTATTTACTTCTTCTTGTTCTTCATTTAATTCATTTAATAATTCTTCATCAGTTAATAGAATTGGTATTATTGGTAAATCAAAGGGATGTACTCCTTCTTTAGCTTCATATATGGCTTCATATATGGTTGGGGGTGGATATAATGGTGGCGGAAGATGCGGAGGTGGTGGCGGTGGTGGATAAGTTGGTGGCGGCGGAAAATACGGTTCTACCCCCTTTGGTGGTAATGGTGCTCTATATGGAGGAAGTGGTAATTCTTCAACTTCATTGTATTTTATATAATTAATTGGGTGTGCTTCTATATTTTTTATACCTTTTATGTAGATAGGTTCATCTTCTATTCTATCTTTTAAGGGTAGGTCAATATAAATTATTTGTGGTAGTTCACCAGTGTTAAAATTTTCACCGAGATAAACAGATGCATTTTTTCCTAAATACACATCGATTGGATCTTCTTTTACTTGTATTTTACCAGGAATTATTTTATTTATGGGTTTTAATGTATATTCAAATTTTATAGGTATTTCATTATTAATGTATCCTTGATAAATATCTCTTATTGATTCTGGTTCTTCAATATCATAATCATCAATAAATTCATTATATTGGTTTGTTCCTTCATTTATCGGTTTTGTTAAGTTAACTTCAATTTTTGACATATTTATACCAGATCCTAATATTATAGATTCAGATATTATTTTATTTTGTTCAAATATTTTTGTTGTTTCATTTTTAAGTTTATTATATTTAGCAGTATCACTTTTAATAGTTTCTCTTATTTTATTAAAATCGATTTTATTAATAGTATTAAATATTTCTTTTTTTTTTAATACTATTAATAAATCCCTTTTAATTTCCATGTAGAAGTTATATTCATCTTCATCATTGGATTGTTCGATTTGTTTATTAAGCTGTTTTAGTTCTTGTCTTATCTCTTTTTTTGTTAATTCAGTTAATTGTTGGATTATTGGTTTTGTGTAAAACATTTTATTA